TCTCCAGCCACGGCATAGATCGGTTGTTATCGTCCTCGCTGGAATAGCGATAGACGATATAGCCATCCTCAGTGATGATCTGGATAAATGCGAAGCCGCCGCCGGGAGATGAGAATCGAAGGTTCATTGGGTCACAGTTTGTTGAAGTAGGCGGACAGTAATATGTTGATGTTATATGATTGCCCGCCACCATACAGGCGACTAGTGGTCGCAATTAACGGCACAAAAAACACGCGCCCGTCTGGCAGTAGTACGCCGCCGGCAAATGCCCCGCCAGCAGGGTACACTCCAGTTGGTATAGTTACCTCATCTGCGACCGGATCGTAAATGCGTGCTGTGGTTGAGCCAAACGGAATACAGTACACTCGCCCGTCTGGCAGAAGAACTCCACCATAGAACGCACCGCTCCCAGGGTACGTTCCAGTTGGCGTAGTCACCTCGTCGGCGACCGGATCGTAAATGCGGGCTGAGGTTGAATTGTGCGGGACGCAGAATACGCGCCCGTCAGGCAGCAGCACACCACCGTGAAATGCGACAGCCCCAGGGTACGTTCCGGTTGGTGTAGTCACCTCGTCGTCGACCGGATCGTAAATGCGGGCTGAGGTTGAATTACGGGGAACGCAGAATACGCGCCCGTCTGGCAGCAGCACGCCTCCGACAAATGCACCGCTCCCAGGGTACGTTCCAGTTGGTGTAGTTACCTCATCTGCCACCGGATCGTAAATGCGGGCTGAGGTTGAATTGTACGGAACGCAGAATACGCGCCCGTCAGGCAGCAGCACGCCCCCGATGAATGCGGCAGCCCCAGGATACGTTCCAGTTGGCGTAGTCACCTCGTCGGCGACCGGATCATAAATGCGGGCTGAGGTTGAAACATACGGGACGCAATAGACTCGCCCGTCTAGCAGTAGTACGCCGCCGATGAATGCACCGCTCCCAGGATACGTTCCAGTTGGCGTAGTTAATTCATCTGCGGCAGGATCGTAAATGCGGGCTGAGGTCGTAGTGTTTGGAATACAGAACACTCGCCCGTCTGGCAGAAGAACTCCACCAACGAATGCACTACCCCCTGGATACGTTCCAGTCGGCGTTATCACTTGGTCAGCGACCGTTGCAGCGGCGTTTGTGCGTGCAATGCTTTCCTCAAACTGGGAATAGGTGTCGCCTCCAGTCACGGTCCAGTCTGGCTGGACGAGCGTACTGCCTACGGTCATATACTTCACCGACGACGAGCCACGGAACGGCTTTGCCGATGTGCTTCCTCTTTTGAACGGCATGTCCGTAAAGCCTCTCTCTGGGGTCAGTCTGTAATGACGTAGAGCGTGTTGGCGTCAGGCGTCAAAGCGTCGTACGCCGCCTGCGTCAAGGCAATGATGTTGTCGATGCCTGTGCCGATTAGGGCATAGTCCGTGTCATTCCAGGCAGATCCGACGCCAATCTTCTTCCGGCCTGTGTCGGTTTCGTAGCCAACCTCACCCTTGGCCAGCTGGTAGTTGCCAGCCGTCCAATCAGCGGCAGTCTTCGACCGATTGATTTTGTCGACAGTTCGTAGCGGATTCGGAAAACTCATTGACTCATCCTTATAAGGGCGACCATTGATGCGGCGATAAAAAAGCCAAACACCGCAAGGAGTGCGACGAATACGGCGATTGGATCACGCTTCATCCCTTCACCGTTACGGTCATAGACATCGTCGATGCACCAGAGATGACAGGACAGACGTACGCCGCAGCAAAGCAGGCGTCCGGCACTGGGTGGGCACCAACAGTAACCGCAGTAGTCACGGCATTGCCTGAGTCGTAGACCTGGACAGGCGCCACGCCGGATGCTGGGGCGGCATGCCAGTTGATCTGCGTCACACCGTTGGTCGCAGCAATAGTGATGATGCCGGAAGCCCAGCGGTCGTACGGAAAGCTGCCGGAAGTTGTTGCGGCAGAGCTGTTCGCTGTAATAACCGAGTTTCCGCCTGAGCGGCGTTCAATGGCGTTCATCGTCCCTTCCCTTTGAGTGCGTGTTTCTCAATGACCTTGTCTCGCAGTTCGCTGTCACTGGCTTTTTTGTTTGCAGTTCGCAAACGGCGAACCTCCTTCTGGACAATCTTTTCGTTAAGCACAGACCTCTTCGGGTCTGCGGGGCCGGGGTCATAATTGTAAATGCCCTGGACGGCGAGACGACGCTTCTGCGCGACACGTTTAATGTCGTCCACGCCTGAAACCCACGCCTCTGGGTCTTTCCAGCCTCGCTTGTCAGCAAGGCCGCCGACGTAGTACTTGCCGGATATGTCCACGCCAGCCTGCTTGGCTTCTTTGGTGATGTAGTCCGCTTGCCGCTTGGGCATGTTGTCCAGCTGCTGGTTGTTGTATCGGCCCTCCATAAAAGCTCTGTCAGAGCCCAGGGAGCCTGGTGCGACCTGGAACGCGCACATCTCCGCCCACTTCTCGCCGTGCGGGAGAGCCAGCTTGTATGTTTCGACTGCGCTGATGCCTAAGTTTTTGATGTGCTGCGGTATCACTCAGGTTGCTCCGGGGGAGGTTCGCCAGGCGGCTGTTCTGGAGGCGGGGGAGGGGGAGGAGGTACTAGGTAACGGGAGATGTCGAAGTTCATCGTCTTCCCCCAGTCTTCCAGCATGGCGTTGAAGAGTTCCGGCTTGCCGGCCTGCAGAAGCCCCTGTGCGACGGGCATAATGATCTGCATGGCGTTGTTGAGGTTCTCAACCTTGCTGGCGATGTTCGGCTTGCGTGCCGAGCCCGCCTCAACGCGGTAGCTGTACTCACGGACAATGGTGTCTGGAGCCTCGTTGAGGACGTGCATCTGCCACGCCTGGGCCGCCATCGGGCCGAGCAGCGGGGCAACGTCCTCCGGTGAGATGAGCCACCTCGCCATCAACGCTTCCTTGCGGGCGACCTCCGACAAGGCATCTTCCAGCTGGTTTGCATAGTCATCTGGACGGACAGAAATTTGCTCCGCCTTCACCTGTGCTTCTGCAGCTGACCTGAACTGATTTCTGGACATGCCGTAAATCAGCTCAGTGAGGCCCACACGGCGGTCAAATAGGGCCGTAACTTCAGCGATGATCTGGTACATGTCCTGGGTGACACCAGGCATCTGGAACACGCTGATCACGTCGTTGACGCTGCGGCCTATTGCCTCGCTGATTTCGACAATCTTAAAGCCGCCCTCGGCCTTCTCTAGGATCTTCGACTTAATGTCAGGGTCGGCTGCCTTCGCCACCCCGACCAGGGTCTGCGATGACGTGGCAATCCGAGTGGCGAGGAACGACATCGCCCAGTTGATGAACCGCAGCTCACCGATACCAGGACGGATAAGCGAGAGTGGCCAGCTGTAGCCAGGCTTTCCGTGCCAGGCGAGAAGCGTGAATGGCCAGCCGTTAGGCTCCGCCCAGAAGGGGATGGGCCACTGGGCTGCCATAAACAGAGACTGTGGGATGCCCGTCTCGTCCACTTCCTCCTGTAGCATGGCTGGCGGGGCATTGAGCGGAAAGTCGACCCCCTCGGCTACAACGATAAAGCAGTTCGGCCCAAGGGCGTCAAACTTGCCACGCAGTTCCTTGTCGCCGTCTTTAAGGCGGTCGCCAAAGCCCGTCTTTGAGTAGATCTCCCAATAGGTGACGAGGTCGTTTGTTTTTCCGTTTTTCTTTTTGTGGTTGTAGCCCCGCTCGCTGGATCGGGCCTGCGAGTTGTAGCTTTCCCCGTGGCCTCTCAGGTCATCGCGGTTGAGCCCGAACTTGTTGGCAACGTAATCGACTGGATGCACTCGCTTGCGAGCACACCATAGGATGTCTTCGAACTCGTCTGCGTCCGGGTCCCAGACGAGGTTGTCTACTGAGTCGAAAAAGCTGCCAGCAAACTTTGTCTCAGTGCCTGGGGGCTGATACAGCTCGTGCCACCAAACGGAGCACCCCTTAATAAAGGCCTCTTCCACAACCTTCCGAGAGTGCTGTTTGAGGTTCAGCTCGTTCGGGGTGTAGTTCAGGTAGTCCTCTAGCAGCCTGCTGACAAGCTTGCGTCTCTCCAGCATTAGCTGCTGCTGCTGGAGCATCTGCTGGTATTGCTGCATGCCAGGGTCTGGCATCATCACAGGC